AAGGTGTTGACGAGAGACTGGACGGTGCTTTGAAAAGTGCCCACACCATCGGCAAGTCCGGCTTTTACGGCATCATCGCCAAAGAACAGACCAGCTTCGGTGGCGCGGATAGCATCGCTAGAAAGGCTGCGGTTGCGGGATACGGTATCGACAAACAAGCCGTACAGGCGGTTGACCTCAGCCTGCAGGAAGCCTACTGCGTCTTCCGACAGCGGTTCATGAGCGTTGAAATCGTTTTTGCGGGCACCGGCGGTGATCGTCGTGACCTTCACGCCCTGCTTTTCGTCGTACCCCGATTGATCAACGTGGGCGGCCAGCACGCCAATACTGCCGACACCGCCGGTGCGGGTAAGGAACAGCTTATCGGCAGCACTGCCAATCGCGTAGGCGGCGGAAAAAGCGCTGTCATTGGCAATTGCCCAGACGGGCTTTGTGCCACGGGCGGCAAAAATACGGTCGGCCAGATCAAACGCGCCTGCCGCTTCACCGCCGGGGCTGTCAATCTCAAGGAGGATGGCATCAATGCTGGGGTCTGCCGCCGCCGCATCGAACCGCGCCTGCACATCCTCGTAATTGCCAAAGCCGAATAGGCTATCCAAGAACGATCCGCGTTTGACCATCGGCCCCAATACGGGCACCACCGCAATCCGTGCATTACCGCTAACTGAACCGCTGCGGGCGGCCAGTGGTTGCGGCGCACGCAGCAGCGGTAAGGCGTGCGGCGCCAGGAACAAAGGCTGGTTCAGCCAGTGTTGAGAGAAACTGTTGGTCATGCTTGCTCGGAAAAACTGCTTTGTGTTTGTTGTGCCGCGCCGGTTTTGGCGACTTTGCGCGGGTCACTGTCTAAAATCAGGCCAAGGCTGTCGGCACGCTCATTATCAGCGGCGATTTCCGCATCAATCTCTTCAGCGTCGTATCCCAATTCAGAAACAACCTCCGACCGGCTTTTGAAGCCATTGCGCACCGCCAGTTGCTCCGCCTGCTGGTCTTTGAGCGGATCAACCCAATCCCAGCCTTGGGGAATCCATTTCGCGGCAAGATAGGCACGGCGGTTTTTCTGAAAATCGCTGAGCGAAATGGGGAGTGCGCCCGCCAACACCGCCAATTCCAGCCACCGCTGCCAGACGGGGCGGCACAATTGATACACCAGCACTTGGTGTTGCAGCATCGTGCAGCGGCGACGAAACTCGATGAGACCGGCGCGAATACTGGAATAGTTGACGCCCGTCAGGTCGGACGTGAGCTGTTCATATGTGATACCAAGGCCAACGGCGATCATCCGCAGTTGCTGGCGAAAGAACGCCTCGTAACTGCCGCCGACATCGCCGGGTTCCGAGAATTTCACATCCTCCCCAGGCTCTAGCAGTTGCAGCGTGCCGGGTTCCAAGCCTGCCTGCGCCGCACCTTTGTCATCGGGGGTGCCTTCGCCCATAAACGGCGTATCGGGGTCGTTTTTGGTGATGAAGCCTGCGAACATCGCGGCGGTCTTCTTGCGCACCAGTTCGGCGTCGTCGTATTGATCCAGCTCATAGAGCTTCAGCAGCACACGACCTAACCATGGTTCGCCGCGAATCTGCCCTGGACGCTGCGGTTTAAAAATATGCAGCACTTCCTCGGCGGGCACGCGCACGGTTTCCTTGGCCGTGCCGAACAACGCCGCATCGCCGGGGTGTTCACGGTACAGGTGATAGGCGACCCGTTGCCCAAGGCGGTTAAACTCAATGCCGCCCCTGATAAAGTTACCGTTTGCCAGCGGCTTGTTGTTGCTGGCGTCCAGATGTTCGGCTTCCAGTGTCTGCAGTTGCAGCGGCACGGAAAGGCCATCTTCTGGGCGGCGCACGCGCAGGCGCACAAAACATTCCCCGCCTTCCACCACGGCGCGGCAAATAAGGGCTTGCAGACCGTAAAAGTCCGTCAATCCGACACTATCGGCTTCATCCGTCCATTCCAGCCACAGGGATTGGATTTGCTGGCGCAGGTCAGATTCATTTGTTTTCGATTGCGGCTTAATACCCGTGCCAACGGCATTCGCCACAATCGCCTCAATGCCGTTGGCGGCGTAGGCGTTTTTCCGCGCCATGTCGCGGCTGCGGGAACGCAATAACGCTGCATCCTGAAACAGAATAGCATTGGGGGAATCGGTGGTCGGCACCCACGTTTGCAGCCTTCTGCCCGTGCCCGCCGCGTCATAGCCCAAAGCCTTGGCTTTAGGGCGTTTCAACCAGCCAAAAATCTTCATTCCACACCTTTGCTGGTAAAGACTCGGATTTGCCGTGTCCGCGTGCCGGCCACCGCCTTAATTTCCTGCCGCATCCGATCCCGCAGAGAAATCAGCTCACCTAACTGCACTTGGCTGTAGCTCACGGTTTTACCGTCATAGGCGACAGACGCCACACGCTCGCCGCTTTGCAGCTTGCGAATGGCGGTTTCGATGTCGGTCAGGTCTTGTTCGATGTAGGCCATATCAGGTCATCCAGCGCGACCGCGTTACGCGGGGGCGCCCAGGTTTGTTTGTTGTCAAAGGCTCAATGGCACGCCGTTCGGTAGGCACCAGTTGTGCCTCCAGATTCTGCCAATGGCGGTCGGTAAAGCGTTCGATGCCAAGGGTGATGGCGGCGGCGCGGGCGTAAATGCGGCAATCGAGGGCTTCGTTGCGTTCCCGCAATTTCTGCCACTCGCGTTTCGGGTAGCCCTTGACGGTCTTGGTCACCAGCTGTTCTGCCGTCAGCTGCTTGAAGTATTCGGCTTCATACTGGGGAAAGTGGCAGTATCCAGAGGGAAACTGTCCGTCTTCACCGCGCTGAAGCTTCAGCCACTGGTAGAGTTCGGATTTCAGTAGCGAGACACCCACCGGCCAGACCTTGATGCCGCGCCGCAGGCGTTTGCCGCCGATATTCACGTCGACTGCCGTAGGGGCGCCCACCGGTGCAATGGCCCGTTCCACCCCCTTCACCGCCAGCACACGGCCGGCTTCCTGACGGCGGCACCACGCGTAGACATCCTGCGTGGCAAAGCCCGTATCCACCGCCAGGGCGCGGATCGTGAGATCAACGCCGCTGGCATGGCGGAAGGGTTCGGCCAGCAGCGTTTGCAATTGTTGCCAGACGGCCTCCTGCGCCGGATCGCCGTACAAAATGCGGTAATCCACCGACCAGCTTTCTTTGCCCTTGCCCCAGGCGACAATTTCCACTTCGATGCGGTCTTTTTGAATATCGGCTCCTGCGGTAAGCAGCAGGCCGGATGCAGGGATAATCCCAAGAGAGTAATTCTCCCGACGTTCATACAGTCGCTGCCAGTCGGGCGCTTCGCCGCGATCCACCCAAGTTTCCCCCAGAACGGTGTTCACCCAGACTTTCAGTTGTGCTTCATCGTCCTTGGCTTTCAGAAAACCCCGCACCGCCTGTTCCCACGAAAACCAGCCGACCGGGCTGTAGAGCGATGACAGGTGATACCCGCGTGTTTTTCCATCACCCACGGCGGCGCTGCGCCATTCGCCGCCCTCCAACATCCGGCTTTTGCCGTGGTTGGGAATCGGCGTTTCGCACGCTTCGCAGTGGTAACGCACCGTGGCGGGGTCATTATCCTGCCACCGCAATTGCGCCCATTTCAGCACCTGCATATGCCCACACACGGGGCACGGCACGTGAAAGAAGCGCTGATCCGAGGATTCAAATTCCTTTTCTACACGGCTAAGGCCGCTCACCGTGGGCGTGGAGACCATCAAAATCTTGCGCCGCACAAACGTTGCAGTGCGCTGTACCGCCAGCGAAACGGGGTCACCTTCACCGTCGGCATCACCGGGGTAACCGTCGATCTCGTCCATGAACAGATACCGCACCGGCATGGAGCGCAGCCCCACGGCACTGTTTGCGCCTGTGATGACGACAATGCCGCCGGGAAACTCCTTGCTCTGCACCGTGTTGCCCGCATCGCGGCTGCGCGGGTCTTTGACCTTGGCGCGGATAGCCGGCGTGTCATCAATCAGCGGCGCAAAGCGGCCCTTGCTCCAGCGTTTGCCCATCTCGACGGTGGGAAGCACCACCAGCATCGGCCCTGGCGCTTGGTCAATGACATAACCAATCCAGTTGTTGCCCGCTTCCGTACCGCCGACCTGGGCGCCCTTCATAAAGACGACCTTTTCCACGCCGGAAGACGGGGACAAGCAGTCCATGATTTCGCGTAAATACGGCGTGCGGTCGGTACGCCAGCGCCCAGGTTCAGCGGAAGCCGTTTGCGACAGCATCCGAAACTGATCCGCCCACTGCGACACCGTCAAAAGCGGATCTGGCCGCAGGCCGTCGCTGAAGGCGGCGTTGTAAATCTCAAAAGCTGTCGGCATCGGACAGTTCCACCAGGACGGTACGGATTTCGGTGGTTAGCAGGGTGTGTACTTTGGTGGCGTCATGCTCGGCGGCGAGTATTGCCGCCAGTCGATCCGGCAGGTTCAGCATCCCGTCCCGCACGATGCGGGCGCGGCGGAAGGCGGCAATTTTGACCTCATCGGCGCTCACCAGCTTGCCCGTTTCCGCCTTGGCCTTGGCTTCCAGCAGCCGCCCGCGCTCAACCTCGGTTTTAATCCGACTTTTGAGCAGCAGGGTGGAGAGATTTTGACCTCCGCTTTCCAACGGCTCATCACTGGAAACTTGCCGCAGTGGCTCACGCAGGGTGGCCAGCGCAGATTCTGCCTGCACCGTATCCACCTTGCCGCCATTAAGGCGGATGGTGCCCTGCTTAATCAGTTTGGCGGCGTATTGCCGTGAAAATCCTTTTTGCCGTGCCCATTCAGACGGGGTGAGGATCATTGTTTTTAAGAAGTATTTTTTGCAGCGATGACGGGGATAGCCGCCAGAACGTGACGCTGGTGGCTGGCAGATAGGGTACGAAACAGGGCGATCAATTCCTGTTCAATCTCAGTGAGATTCACAGCATCCGGCAGCGGTTCCCAAAAATAATCCATGCCCACTTGCAACAAAGGGGCCAGCAACATCAGACGGGCCGCCGAAATGCGGTTCACACCCCGCTCGATTTTTTGCAGTTGTTGGAACGTGATGCCCAAATGATGCCCAAGGTCCTTTTGTGTCAAACGAATGGCCCTTCGCCGATGTTTGATTTTTTGCCCGATGGCCTCATTAAGGGCGTGTTCTTGACCTTCCATCCAAAATCCTATTTTTTACATTAAAAACAATGAACTAATGGTTTATTGTTTTTTAGCGTAAAGACAAACGGATCTCAAGAGAAATAACGATTATATACTTGAAAATAAATGTTTTTATGACTTGATGAGCCGTAAAAAAGAAGCCTTGGTGGATGCAAGCGGACACCGCTTATTTTGTTCACCTTAATCAAGGAACTTTTTATGAAACACGCTTCCAAAACCCCCAGCAAACAGGCCAGGCTTCTGGATTTACTGGGCAAACCCGAGGGGGCTACCTTACATCAACTCATGGATGCCACAGGCTGGCAGTCGCACAGCGTGCGGGGCTTTATGAGTGCGGTTTTAAAGAAAAAGCTGCGGCTCACCATCACCTCAGAAAAGGCCAACAGTGGAGAGCGCATCTACCGCGTGGTAGAAGATAATCAAGCAGCGACAGCAGAAACGCTGGAAAAAGTCGATTAATTGACTTGATATGCTTATGAATCCAAGCCTTCATCATCACAGCAAAACCCTAAACCGAAAGGAACAAAGCATGACCAA